CAACTGGGGCGGTTCCAAGGGAGGAAAGACCGCCGCCCTCAAAGCCGCCCTCTCGGCCTGGGGGGACCCGGAGCGCCTCATGGTCAGCTTCAACGCCACCCAGGTCGGCCTGGAGCGGACGGCGGCATTTTACTGCGATCTCCCCCTCGGCATTGATGAACGACAGCTGGCCGGGAATAACCAGGGTGCGATGGAGAAGATCGTCTACATGATCGCCAGCGGCATCGGCAAGATCAGAGGCAGCAAGGGCGGGGGCCTCCAGACGATCCATCAATGGCGCACGGTGGCCCTGGCCACAGGAGAGGAACCCCTCAGCACCGAAACAACGCAAACCGGCGTCAGCACCCGTGTGCTGGAGATTTACGGCGGACCCTTTGACAATGAGGCCGACGCCGCCTTGATGCACCAGCAATCCGCCTTGGACTGCGGGTGGGCCGGTCCGGCCTTCATCGAAAAGATTCTGCAAATGGATGAGCGTCAGATCGTGGACCTTTACGAGGAAATGCAGGACTACGTCCGGGCCATCAGCGAGGGCAAGAACGGCTCTCACATCGCCGGGATTTCCGCCGTTGCCCTGGCGGACGCCTTCATCGACACCTGGTTCTTCGGAGGGGAGTGGGCGGCATCATGGGCAGAGGCCAAACGGATGGCATCGGACATCCTGGTCAACCAAGTGGAGAGCAACGCCACCGACGTCAACGAAAATGCCGTGCAATTCATCGTGGACTGGGTGCTATCGAACAAGGCGTACTTCGGCACCAACACCGTCGGCACCTGCCTCGGCTTCACCAGCGACACCAGGAACACCGCCTATATCTTTCCCTCCATGCTGAACCAGGCTCTGACCAAAGCGGGATACTCTCCCCGAAAGACCATGAAGTACCTGGCCGAACAAGGGCTGATTGCCTTCACGGTGGACAAGACCACCAGGAAGAAAGTCTACTCCGTCACGAAGTGGTTCGGGAATAGAAACGCCCGATTTGTTGAATTCCACATCGGTAAGATCGCCAACAGCGGGGACCCCGTGGACGATGCAGAGGAACTGGCGGAGGGCAGGTCCATCGCCGCCGCCCCGGAGTGGGAGCAACAGCAATTCCATGAGATAGAGGGCGACGATGAAGAACTCCCATTCTGAGCGGAGCGCCGCACAACTCGAAATAGGTGTGCGGTTAGGTGTTCAGTTAGGTGTGCGGCGAAAAACCTTAGAGCGGCAACGGCTCCGAGCCTTTCCTAACACCTATTACACCTAAATCCACCAATTACACTTGTTTATTGCAGGATTGCAAAAAGTCACGTTTTTCTGCGATAGCGACATAGCTTCAGGAAAACACGGTTCATCAAAAAAATTAGGTGTGCGGTCCCCAAAAACCACCGAAAGCCTTAGAGCCACAACGAAAGTCGACCGCACAACTAACCGGAAAAGTTAGGTGTGAGGGGCCATTTTTCCAAGGAAAAAACAGAGCTTTTACAAGAGAGCGAGGGTAAGACTACCACCCGAAATAAACGCCCAGGAAACGGCCCGTGTGGCCCCGTAGAGGGCATCGAAAGGAGGCACGAAAATGGAGACTGACAGCCAGCGGTTGGCACGCTTCCATTCCGACTTCGAGAAGCTCAAGCACAACCGGGAGAAGGTCCCGCTCCAGACACTCCAAACCAGGTACGAGAGAGCGTACAACACTCTGGTGGCGGAGATCGAGGACGGAGCGGCATGGTTCCACAGAAAGTACCTGGAGGTCCTCGCCTTCCCCACCCACCCAAATGACACAGCCGGAAACGAATGGCTGGCCAAACGGATCGCCGCCATAGAGGCGGAGGAAAAGAAGCCAGGAGGCTTGGCCGATCAATTCCACGCCGCCCTGATCGACCGGATGGACCTGGAGGAGTACAAGAACCTGGTCTACCTGAGCTACGAGCGCCGCCTCCGGGAAGCCTTCGATCCCTACTGGCAGCGGCACAACAAATGGGTGGGACCTCCGGAGCGCCGGTGGATTTACAACGACATCATCAAGAAATTCTGGTGGCCCAAGACAGAGGGCTACCCCGCCAGCGGGTGCTGGATTAACCAGGACTACACCGGCCACGACACCCGGTACCCGCCACACATCAAGGAGGAATAATCCATGGAAATGGAATACGGCGACAAGAAGATCAACCTGCTCCGCTGCCCCTTCTGCGGCAGTGCCCCCACGATCCACAGCTACAGGAACAGGATGAAGCTCTGGTTTAGAATTCGGTGCAGCAACGATACGGAAACCTGCTGCATCATGCCGGAAACGATGGCCCACCTGAAACTGGAGGAAGCCGCCGCCGATTGGAACATGAGGCCAAAGGAGAGCAGAGACAATGATTGATTTTTATGGCGACGATCTCACGCTGGAGGAGATCCAGACGAAAGGCAACACCCAGGTTATGGTATTCAGGAATCGCACTGGCGATTGCGACGAAACGGTCTCAATTGGAATTGACAGCAAAGAACTGCTAAACATTTACGAGAGGGTGCGTATGCGTTGTGAGACCCTCGGAATTAAAAGGGAGGACAAGCAAGCATGAACAGAGAACAGAATATCGCCCGGTTCGAGGCGGAGTTGGGCAAGGTCCAGCGCCCCGGCATGGACAAGCTGCTGGAGTACATCCAGAAGAGCGACTTTTACAAGGCGCCGGCCAGCACCAAGTACCACCTCGCCGCTCCCGGCGGCCTCCTCCAGCACAGTCTCAACGTCCTGGATGCCCTGCGTGGGTTGCTCTCCTGGCAGAGTGTTGACGCTGAAGAGGGCGGCGGGTATTGGGAGTACATGGCTGCCGGGAAGGTGGTGGATACCATCTCGGACAACAGTGTGATTATGATGGCTCTGCTCCACGACATCTGCAAGACCCACTTCTACGGCACCAGCACCCGGAACCAGAAGAACGAGGCTACCGGGAGGTGGGAGAAGGTCCCCTTCTATACGGTGAACGACATGATGCCCCTGGGCCATGGACCCAAGAGCGCCATGATCGTCAAGCAGTACACCACTCTCACCAGTCAGGAGATGTACGCCATTTGGTGGCACATGGGCTTTAACGGCAACTATGAGAACGACACCGCCGTAGGCAAGAGCATCGAGATGTATCCCGCGGTCCTGGCCCTTCAGACGGCAGACATGATGGCCAGCCGGTTCATGGAGGGTGAGAAGGAAAATCTGGAGTTGTTCGCCGATGCCCCTGCCCCGGCCTCCGCCAGCGAGTGGGCGGACAACCCCGCCACCGGGGAGCCTGCCTTCGAGGAGGCCCCGCCGCTGAGCGAGGGGGCCTAACCGTGAAACTTTCAAGCTTTACCGGAGCGAATTTTACCGGATTCGAAGGCCAAACTTTTCGTTTTCAGATGGTGGGTGCTGACGGCAGATTTGTTGGAAAAACGCTGACTGGGCAGGTGAAAAGAATTTTTAGAAGTGGACGCCGAGTTAGCGTGGAGATGCACATCCCGGATTTGAAATGCACTCACACCTATGAGGCGAAGGAAATTTATTTCAAGGGGTACTGAGTAATGAGAAAAGCCATTGCAATTGACTTCGATGGGTGCCTCTGCACCGATGCTTTTCCGGCTATCGGTGAGCCGAACTGGGCTGTCATCAACAGGGCCAAGGCCGAGCAGCGGGCCGGAGCTGGCCTGATCCTCTGGACCTGCAGGGAGGGCCAACTCCTCCAGGAAACCGTGGACGCTTGCCGGGGCTGGGGCCTGATCTTCGACGCCCTGAACGAGAGCCTCCCGGACTGGATCGAGGAATTCAAGACCACGCCCAGGAAGGTCGGCGCTTCGGAGTATTGGGACGACAAGGCCATCCGGGTACCAGCGGAACAATGCTTCATTGAACCGCCAAAGCGACTGACCACAGCAGAACTACTAACCTGGACCGATCCAGTCTGGTGTTCCTGCGCTACCCTTGAGGGGACAGACGGCTACTGGTGCCTTTGCGATAAGGGCATCATCACCACACCGTCCAGACAGAACTTTGAGGCCGGGGAGATTCCGCACTGGAAGTTCTACCCCAGCCGTCCAGAGGTGAAGCCATGAGTACGACCGCCATTCACAAAGAGAGCTTCTATCAGGCCCGAATCATCCGCTGGCTGAAGGAGCAATACCCCTCCGCTTTCGTCTGGAAAGCCCAGGCCGGACCCTACTGCAGGCAGGGAATCCCGGATGTCTGCGCCATCATCGACGGTCACTTCTTCGGATTTGAAGTCAAGCGGCCAGAGGTCGGACGGCTCTCTAAAATCCAGGAGCAGACACTCAAAGAGATCAACGCCGCCGGGGGAACCACCGCCGTGGTCTCCTACCCGGAGGAAGTGGAGCGGACCATCCGTACTTACAAGGCCATCCACAACATCGCCACTACGATCCACATGAGCCAGGAAATGACACGCCAGTACGGTGAAATGCAACAGAGTGCCCTTCACCTGCATAGAGTGACCGGCCTTTCGGTGGATGACATCACCGGCCTTTTCCTGGCAGGTTACGAACTCCGACCGCCTGACAAGAAAGGATGTGACAGTGGTGCTGGAATTCCATGAAGGAGAACTGATTATTTACCAGAACGGGGACCGCTACGAGATCGGCAAAATTAAGCGGCTGACACCTACCGGGGCCTTTGTTTGGTACAGCGAGGGCGACACCGCCGCCAAAACGCCCTATGAGGTCATGCACAAGATCACCAATGCCTACACCATCAAGGAAACGACCCTGGGCGGTGCGGCGACGAAATGAGCGGCCCGGAACACGTTCTGTCATTAAGCTACGGGAAAGACAGTCTCGCTTGCCTCGGAGCCATAGAGGAATTAGGCTGGCCGCTCGACAGGATCATACACGCCGAGGTTTGGGCCACCGACACCATACCGGCGGACCTGCCGCCCATGGTGGAATTCAAAGGCCATGCGGATGCCATCATCAAGAGTCGCTGGGGGATAGAGGTTGAACACGTTAGAGCGGCCAAAACCTACGAACAGCAATTTTACTCGGTTTACCAGTCAGGGCAGCGGACCGGGGCAATATACGGATGGCCGATTTTGAGAGGGCCGTGGTGCAATTCCATGCTGAAGGTCGACGCGATCGACAAATACACCCGGAGAGCGATCAGCTACATAGGCATAGCGGCAGACGAACCGGGCCGCTTCCATGATCTCTCGGACGTGAAGAAAAGCCCGCTCGTGGAGGCCGGGTGGACAGAGGCAAGATGTAGGAAGTGGTGCGAGGGCAACAATCTGCTATCTCCCATTTACAGCACAGCCGTCCGGGGAGGCTGCTGGTTCTGTCATAACCAGGGCATAGAACAGCTTCGGCTTCTGCGGCAGTCCTACCCGGAATATTGGGCGCTCATGCTACGATGGGACAAAGACAGCATCCGGCTCTTTGACCCCCACGGCCACATCCTGCAAGACTACGAGCGCCGCTTCCAACTTGAGGACCGGCTTCACATCAACACAGACGTCCGGGGCTTCAAATGGGAGATGCTCGACAAAGGCGTCCCGGCCCGGTACCTGCTCAACAGCAGGATAAAGTGGCTGGAGAAGCACGGGAAATAGGAGGATAAATGAGGGACAAGAAAAAGAACACACAGGTCGACGAACTGGTCACCGCCCTCGGAGGTATGAGCGAGATGGCCCACACAGTCTACAATTCCATGATTCGGGGCGGAGCCTCCACACGGGAGGTGGAGGTCGCCATGACCGGCTGGATCAGCGCCTTCTGGCACGAATCCATGCAGGACGCCCGGAAGAACAAACAGATGGAGGCCCAGGACGATGGCGAAACGTAAAAAGAAGCCCAGTCACCGCTCCGCCCCATTCAAGACGGCCAGCAAGGCCAGCACCAAGAAACAGGCCGCTGCGGTAGGTGCGTATAACGAACTGCGACAACTCCCCACCCCGGCCCTGGTTTCCACGATCAACACCATGGTGGAAATCCTCTTGGACAGAGGCGTGGCGATCCGGGACTGGGACGAAAAGGACAAGGTGATCCAGAAAGTGAAGATGATCGGCGGTAAGGTTTACATTTTGGCCCCGCGAGAACGGCCAAAGACGGAATAGACACGAAAACCCAAGGAGGCACCCATGACAGTAAAAGAATTATCCCAACTTTACTACCTCAATCGGGAGATTGAGATGGACAAGCGCCGCCTGGAGGAATTGGAAGCAAAACTTCAGCCGGGAGGCCAGAGCCTGTCAGGTATGCCGCGTGGGAACGGTGCAGCTGACAAGGTCGGAATCTACGTGGCAGAAATCGCTGATCTTCGGGACATCATAAAGGCAAAGCATAAGAAGTGCCTTCTTGAGCGCCGCCGCTTGGAGCGGTTTATAGCGGGGATCGATGATAGCCTTGTCCGGCAGGTTTTTACATATCGCTTTGTCGATGGCCTTCCTTGGGAACAGGTGGCGGAGCGCATCGGCGGGGGCAACACAGCGGGTGGAGTAAAGAAAATCTGCTACCGCTTTATAAAAAATTTTTGAAAAAAATGAAAGTTGTCCCTTTTGTCCCGCGAACCTGTGGTATGATATAAGCTAAAGATTCCAAGCAAGGGTAGAGCCTCCTCAAAAAACGACATCGGGAGCTGATTCAAAGAATCAGCCCCCGTTTTTTATGCCCATTTTTAAGCCCGGATTTTTGTCCTCGGAGGCGAAACTGAAAAAGGGCCCCGCATTCCATGTGCAGAATGCGACATCAGAAATAACACCCTCCTCATGAAACACCGATTTTTTATCACCTTACACCTGCAGGAAAAGCGGCCTCCAAAAAGCAAGGCCCAAGAAAACACCCCCCTTATGGAGGGCAGATATAAGGCCCTCATTTTCCAGGTGGGCCAAGAGCACAGTACACAGGGCCATACACTATGCAACACAGGGGCCAAGGGCAAGAGGCCATACACAGGGGGCTGTACATACAGAGCCATAGCAACACAGCACATGATAGCAAGGCCCAAAGGGAAGGGCCTTACAAAGGGCATTCATCACAGTTTTGTTTTGATTGAACCACAAGAAGATCACAAGCAATGAACCAAAGACATGAAGGACAACAAGCCTTGCATCACAGTCAATGCCTTTGATTACTTCGGCTTTGTGTCAGGTGCAACCGGCGAGGCCGTAGGTACTACCGACGCCCACCCCCGGCTGCGGGGCGAGGAAGGCGCGATGTTTTTACACGTCTAAAGTAAAAATTTTTTTGCATTTCGTTACGCAAGCCCCCTGAGCCGGGGCAGAGGGAGGGATGATCATGCAATTTGAGCGGCGAAATTTGGCCGATTTGCACCCGGCAGAATACAATCCCCGCAAGAAACTGACCCCAGAGGACCCCGAATACATCCAGATCAGGAACAGCCTGAATGAATTCGGGTATGCAGACCCCATCGTGATCAACTCCGACGGAACCATCATCAAGGGCCACCAAAGGCGCACGGTGATGATGGACCTGGGCTACACCGAGGCGGACGTGATCGTCCTGGACATTCAGGACAAGGCCAAAGAGAAAGCCCTGAACATCGCCCTCAATAAGATCACCGGCAAATGGGACAACGCTATCCTGAAGGACCTGCTGGTGGAATTGGACCTGGAGGGATACGACTTCTCCGTGACCGGCTTTCATCGGGACGACCTGGAGGACCTGATCCAGCAGCTGGACATTCCCCCGGAGGCGACGGACGATGACTTCGACCCGGACGAAGCAGCCGACCAGATCGACGTTCCCATCACCAGGGCCGGGGACATCTGGCAGCTTGGGCGGCACCGCCTCATGTGCGGCGATTCCACGGACCCGGAAGATATCGGTCGGCTCATGAACGGCGACAAGCTGGACCTAGTCATAACCGACCCGCCCTACAACGTGGACTATGGCGCAAAGACAGAATTCTTGGAAGCCTACCTGGGGCAAGAGGGTAGCAGGGCCAACAGCACCATCGAGAATGACCACATGGACGCCCTCAGTTTTTACAACTTCCTACTGGCCGCATTCCGGAACGCCAATGACGCCATGCGCCCCGGAGCCGCCATCTACGTGTTCCACGCCGAAAGCACCGGCCTCCAGTTTCGGCAAGCCTACGCAGACGCAGGGCTGAAAATGGCCCAGTGCCTTATTTGGGAGAAGAACGCCTTCGTCCTGGGCCGTCAGGATTACCAATGGCGGCATGAGCCGATCCTCTACGGGTGGAAGGAGGGTGCCGCTCATTACTTCGTCAACGACCGGACCCAGGACACCGTGATTCTGGAGGAAGAAGCCAACCTGAAGGGCATGAAGAAAAAAGAGCTGCTGGTCTTCATCGACAAGATGTTCCGGAACTTCCGGGATCAGACCACGGTCCACTTTGAGAACAAGCCCACCCGCAATTCCCTGCACCCAACCATGAAGCCGGTCCCCTTGGTAGGGCGGCTTATGAACAACTCCAGCAAGCCGGGATGGTTGGTCGGTGACTTCTTCGGAGGAAGCGGGACCACCCTCATGGCAGCAGAGCAGCTGGGCCGGACAGCCTACATCATGGAGTACGACGCCCGCAACGTCGATGTGATCGTGCAGAGGTGGGAGGCTTACACCGGGAAAAAGGCGGTGCTTCTCTCGGAACCATAAAAGCCCCAACAGCCGTACCTTGAAAAATTATATCGACTGACAAAAAAATGTTGACATGGTGATAAAATGGTGATATTATCCCCTTGAAGGAGGTGAGCCTATTGTCACCACGTCCAAAGGCCAATAGTGAAAGGACTAATGTTTTCTTTTCTCCTGATGTTATGGAAAAACTCAAAGCCATAGCAACAGAGAAGGGAACATCCGTAAGCGGTTTGATTCGGATGATCGTGCTTGAATATTTGGCTGATAAAAAATAAGACAACCGGGAGTCCGTGGAAAGTCATCCCGATTGCCTTATGCACCAAACCAAGGAGGTTTGATAAATCTATTCTATCAGACCTTCCTTGGAATTTCAAGGAGGAATTTCAAATGGCGAAGGTTATCAATCTTCCGGCGAAGCCGAGCCTGGATGATGTTGTGTGCTGGCGGTTTGAAGTCAACAGCTGCTATGAAGAACGTTTTTATTATGCGGCAGATACGAAAGTTGTCCTTGTTTTTGTCAAGAGTATTGACAGCCTCTCCGGCGCTATCGAAGAAGCAAGGCAATTTGTACTGGAAAAAATGGCAGAGCACGTACACAAGGTGGCTACCCATGGATAAGAAAAAGCACCTTGCAGTAGTTGATACTCCTATTAGTTCTTTTCACATCGACACCGCCAACATTCCTGTCTATGTTGGGCAGAACCTTGCCCAAATGGCCCTTCTGAGCATTCAGGAAGCCTACGCAGACCCGGAGATACAAGCAGATTTTCGCCGCTGGAAAGCGGAGCGGGAGGCAGAGCATGGGAAAACTCATTGACTTGACTGGTCAGCGATTCGGGCGGCTGGTGGTTATCGAGAGGGCGGAAAATAAGGGTGGGCACGCCGGATGGCTATGTCAATGTAACTGCGGAAAGGATGTTATCGTTTCAAGTAGTAGCCTCCGCAGAGGACTAAGCCAAAGTTGCGGTTGCAAAAGGCGCGAAGAAATTTCTTGTCTGCGCTCAAAGCACAAGGGTACGAAAACGCGGCTATACAATATATGGCAGAATATGTTGAAAAGGTGCAATAACCCACATAGCAGCCGATATTCTGACTACGGTGGCAGGGGCATCACGGTATGCGATGAATGGTTGCACGACTTCATAGCCTTCCGTGATTGGGCGCTCACCCACGGCTACCGTGACTATCTCACGATAGACCGGATCAACAATGACAAGGGCTATTCCCCCGATAACTGTCGATGGGCAACAGTAGCAGAGCAAAACAGGAATAAGCGGCCAAGAAAACTGAAAAAGTAAGACCTCAAGGGGCGAAACGTCAGTCGATGTTTCGTCCCTTTGCTTTTGGAGGCAGATCGAATGAATAACGAAATACTACGAGGGGAGGTTCTTTATTTGGACCAAAACGGAAAAGTATCTGGAGGTGGATACTACCGGGTGGAGATCATCGCCCAGCTTTTCGGGGTGACCGTCCGCCGCATCCAGCAGCTGACGCAAGAAGGTGTTCTTTCGACCACCGAAACAACAGAGGGGCGGCGCTATGATCTGGTGCCCACCATCCAGAGCTACGTGAAATATTTGTCGGATAAGGCATACGGCAAAAATCGCTCCGAAAAGGAGCTGGAACTGCGGGAGCAGAAAATGAAAGCGGAGATTGCCCTGAAGGAGAGCCAGGGCGAACTGCACCGGCTGAAAACAGACATCGCCGCCGGAAAGTACATCGCGGTCGAGGAAGTGACGCTGGACTATCAGCGGTTCTTTACTACGTTTAAAAAATTTGCAATGGCTCTCCCCGCTCGGCTGACGGACATGGTCAAGGACAACATGGAACCGTTGGAGGCACGGCGCATCGAAAAGAGCATCCAGCAGGAAGTGCAGAAACTCCTGGAGGCTTTTGTCGTGGCTGGCGTGACCGAACTGCCAAAGGGCAAGAGTGGCTCGTAACAAATCCCCCCGCTTCCGCAAGTACCTGGTCGCCTCGTACCTGAAAAAAGCCCTCGAATCCTTGAAGCCCCCAGAGGACATCGCCCCATCGGAGTGGGCCGCACGATACCGCGTCCTGGAGGCCAAAACGTCCGATCTTCCAGGACCATGGAGAAACGAAAAGACCCCGTACCTGGTCGGGATCATGGACGAATTCAACAACTACGAGACAGAGGAAATCATCTTTGCAAAGCCGTCCCAGGTTGGCGGCACAGAGGTCATCCTCAATCTGCTCGGCTACACCATCCACGAGGACCCATCCGACACCCTGGTGGTCTACCCTTCGGATGAGCTGGGAGAGAGAACGTCGGAGAACCGGATAAAGCCCATGATCCTGGCCTCCGCCCCCTTGAGAGAGCGGTTCCAGGAGAACCGCTCCAAAATCAAGGAACTGCGGTTCACCGACATGAGCGTCTACATCACCGGCTCGAACTCCCCCGCCGATTTGTCCAGCTCCCCAATTCGCCGCCTCTTTTTGGATGAGGTCGACAAGTACCCCGGTGCCTCCAAAAAAGAGGCAGACCCGATCTCACTGGCCAGGGAGCGGACAAAGACCTTCAGGGGCAGGAAGATATTCGTCACCAGCACCCCCACCCTCAAGACCGGCCACATCTGGAAAGCAATGGAGGAAGCGGACGAAATCCGTCACTACTTCGTGCCTTGCCCTCATTGTGGCAAGTACATCGAGCTGAAGTGGAACCAGGTCAAATTCCCGGACGAAGAAGGGATGAGCTACGCGGACCGGGCAGAATTCGCCGTGTACGTCTGCCAGGAATGCGGCGGCGTGATCACCGACCGGGACAAGCCGCAGATGCTCCGTTTTGGAGAGTGGCGGACCGTCCAGAAAAATACGAAATTCCCCCGGAAGATCGCCTTCTGGATCAACACCCTCTACTCCCCCTTCGTCCGGTTTTCGGAAATGGTCAAGGAATTTCTAAAAAGCAAGGACGACCCCGAAGCATTCCAAAACTTTGTAAACTCCTGGCTTGCAGAGCCGTGGGAGGACACCAAACTCAAGACCAACGCAGACCTGGTGATGGAGCGGCAGACAGATCTACCGGAATTCACGGTGCCGGAATGGGCCAAGCTCCTGACCGCTGGCGTGGACATTCAGGAAACCAGCATCTATTGGACCATCCGAGCCTGGGGCAATTATCTGACCTCGCAGAACATCGCCCATGGGCAAGCCTTCTCCTTTGCAGAGATCGAGCGGATCATGAACCTTCAGTACAACCGCCAAGGCGGAGGGGAGCCGATGGTGGTATCCCTGGCCCTCATCGACAGCAGCGACAACACTGACTTGGTCTATGATTTCTGCGCTTCCAATTCGGACTGGGCGCTTCCGATCAAGGGAGCATCCCACCCCATGGACACCCACTTCAAGATATCGAAGGTCAATAAGACCGATAGCAAAGCCTACGGCATGGTCCTGGTGATCATCGACACAGGGAAGTACAAGGACATGATCGCCGGACGCATGAGGAAGAAGAACGGCACCGGGGCTTGGATGGTTTACCAGGGCTGCGACCGGGAGTACGCCGAACAGGTGACGGCGGAACACAAGGTGAACGAGAGGACGGGTCAGCGTACCGTTCAGAAGTGGGTGCCGAAAGCGTCTCACGCCGATAACCACTACCTCGACTGCGAGGTCTACGCCATGTGCGCCGCCGATATGCAGGGCGCTCGAACCTTCCACCTGGAGGAAATCGAGATGCCACAGAGAACGGAGCCGAAAGCGGACCCGGCCCCCACGCCGGAGGAAAACTGGATCGGCCAGAACGAATCGTGGCTGACATAGGAGGACCGACATGGAAAATCATCAGTACGACGCCAAACAGAGGCTGGCGGAGGTCAACAAGGCCATCCAGGCCGTGCTTCTCGGAGGCCAGAGCTACAAGCTCGGTACCCGCAGCGTTACCAGGGCAGACCTCGCCCTCCTTCGGAGCATGAGGGATGATCTGGAGGCCCAACTGGCGGCAGAGGACAACACCCCGCTCCTCGCGAACACCTTCGTGGCCGTCTTTGAGGGGCGGTGACAGAAATGGGATGGTTAGACAATCTCATCGGCTGGATCAGCCCGGAGGCCGCTGCCAAGCGGGAAGCGTGGCGGAGGGTGCTGGAGGAACAGCGCAACTACGACGCCGGTGGCTACCACAGGAACAACGCCAACTGGCGGGTGTTCAACCAGAGCGCCGAATACACGGACCGGTACAGCCGGGACACCGTCCGGGCCAGGGCCAGGGACCTGGAGCGCAACAGCGATCTCATGAATTCCGTGGTCGGCCCCTTCATTCGGAACGTGGTCGGCAAGGGCCTGATCCTTCAGGCGGACACCAGCAGCGACAAGCTGAATGAGGAAATCGAGCGCCTGTGGAAAGTCTGGTGCAAAAAGCGCAACTGCGACGTCACCGGCACCCAAAGTCTGAACCAGATGCTCCGCATGGCCGTCCGCCGGAAGAAGATCGACGGCGGAATCCTATTCGTGAAGCGATATACCACCGGCGGTGTCCTGCCCTTCAAGCTGCAGCTTTTTGAGGTGGACGAATTGGACGCCTCGCAGGTGGCCCCGAAGCACAAGGGGAACCGGGTGATCGGCGGCATTGAATATAACCAATTCAACGCCCCGGTTGGTTACTGGATCAGGCAGTACACCCTGGACGGCATGACCACGGCGGAGCCGATCTACCTCAAGGCCAGCGACGTCATTTTCTACTTCAGCAAGCGCCGCCCCTCCCAGCTTCGGGAGATGAGCGACATGAGCCAGACCATCACCCGCATCCGGGACGCCAACGAATTCATGGTGGCCGTTTCGGTGAAACAGCGGATCGAGGCTTGCCTCTCCGTGTTCATCAAGAGAACCATACCCACGGCTGGTTTTGGACGGGGGAACGGGGCGAACGGCCCACGGCAGACCTACGATGGAAAGACCATCGCCCCCGGCATGATCAAGGAGATGAACGTGGGCGACGAAATCCAGGTGGTCAACCCCCAGGGACAGGCCACCGATGCGGCCAGTTACGTCAAGCTCCAGCAGCACATGATCGGAGCCGGACAGGGCATCAGCTACGAGGCAACATCCAGGGACATGAGCCAGGCCACTTACTCCAGCGCCCGTCAGGGACTGATCGAGGACGGCATGACCTACGCAGAGGAAGATGAACTCCTGGCAGACATCCTGGATGAAATCTACGAAACCTTCATCATTTCCGCCGTGCTGGCCGGTGCGCTTACCATCCCGGACTTTTGGGAAAAGAAGGATGAATATTTCCTTCACACCTTCGAGAAGCCCCCGAAAGACTGGATCGACCCCAGCAAGGAAGCGACGGCCACCAAAACCGCCCTCCAGACGGGGGCAAAGACCTTCAAGCAGATCTCCGCCGAAAACGGAATGGACTGGCGCAAGCAGGTGGACGATATCTGCGAGGTTTTGAAGTATGCCAAAGAGAAACATGGCGTGGACTTAGGAGGTGTAATCCTTGGACAAAAGAAGTCAGACGGCCTCTACGAGATGGAGGACGAACCCGCCGCCCCTGCTCCCGGCCAACCTGCTCCGGGGGCCGACGGTTCTGGTGAGGAAGGCAACGGCAGTGGGCAAGTCGGAGGAAGCGGCCCTGCTCCTTCAGAGGGAAGTGAAGCAGGGGAAGGATGACCGGCGAACCCTCGCCTTCTCCACCCTGCAGAGGATGGAGGGTGAGGGGAACGAGCGCAAATTCACCCTTTCCTTCTCTTCGGAGGAACCGGTAGAGCGGTGGTACGGAATGGAGATTCTGGACCACAGCCCTGGAGCCGTGGACCTCACCCGCCTGAATGAGATCGGGTGCCTACTCTTCAACCACAACCGTGACGCCGTGATCGGCAAGGTCAACCGTGCCTGGGTAGATGGGGGCCGGGGCCATGCGGAGGTGGAGTTTGACACGGACGAAGAATCCGAAACCATCTACCAGAAGGTCCGTAGCGGGACCCTGAAAGGGGTATCCGTTGGATACCGGATCGATTCACTGGAGGAAGTAATGGCCGGAAAGACAAGCGCCGATGGCCGCTTCACCGGACCGTGCGAAATCGCAAGGAAGTGGTGGCCCTTTGAGATTTCCATCGTTTCGGTGCCAGCAGACGGGACGGTCGGCGTGGGCCGTGAGGCGGAGCGACCCGGAGCGGTCCCGCTGAACGTCTACCAGTGCCAGCTTCAAAACAATCTTAACAAAATCAGGAGGTAAAGCAGCTATGAAGCGCAAAAAGAGAGCGGCCAAAATTCAGCGCCAGCTGGAGCTGATTAACGCCGCAAAGACCGCCAACCGTGACCTGACCCCGGAGGAACAGGCGGAGGTCGATTCCCTCCAGAGGGAGATCGACGCCCTCACCCTGGACATCGACACCAACGGCGACGATGACGGCACCGGCGACACCACCCCCGACGGTGGCCAGCGCAGCCTGGGCAGCGGCCAGACCCCGCCCACGAACCAGAACACGCCCCCCGCTCCCGCCCCCGATGCCGTCCGTCAGGCGGTGGAGGCGGAGCGGCAGCGGATCACCGACATCACCGCCATGTGCCGTGACTTCGGCATCGACCCTCAGAGCTACATCGACAAGGGTGCCACCATGGACAACGTCCGTGCGGCCATCCTGGATAAGCTCCGCACCACCAGCGGCCCCATCCCCACCGGCATCCACGTCACCGAAACCGGGGAGGATGAATTCAGACGGGACGCCGCTGAGGGCCTTCTGCTCCGTGGCGGTGTCCATCTGGAGAACCCCTCCAAGGGAGCGGCCCAGTTTTCCGGCATGACCCTGCGGGACTTGGCTATCGAGTGCCTGGAGCGGGACGGCGTCGCTGACGCCCGCCGCATGAGCAGTGATGACCTGCTCCGGGAGATTTGCACCCGGCAGTATTACAACCCCACCACCGCCTTCCCCACCATCCTCGACAACGCCATCAACAAGGCATACGTCGAGGGCCACAAGCAGGTCCCCGTGACCTTCGATCTGTGGACGAAGAAGGGGAGCCTGAAGGACTTCAAGGTCCACGACAACAACTACCTGGCCGGTCCCGTTGGTGAATTCCTGGAGGTCCCGGAGGGCGGTGAGTTGAAGAACGACATCCCCACCGATGCCAAGCGGCCCACCCGCCGCCTCAAGACCTACGGGAAACAGTTTACCCTTTCCCGTCAGGCGTTCATCAACGACGACATCGACCTGGTGACCCGCATCCCCGCCCGGTACGCTTCCGCCGCCAGAAAGACGATCAACACTCAGTGCTATCGGATTCTGATGAGCGACAAGCCCATCCACGACGGCATCCCCCTGTTCAGCACCAACCACAAGAATCTGATGCCCACCGGCACCAAGATCACCCAGGAGGCCATGCAGGCCATGATCATGGCCCTGTCCACGCAGACGGACGAATTCGACCAGCCCATCATCGTGCGGCCCTCCGGCCTGATCGTCCCCGCTGGCTACGCCTTCGATATGTACACCCTGTTCTTCAGCCCCACCATCCACACCGAGGGCAACACCCAGGCGGTGAACCCTCTCTACCGGTACAAGGACACCATTCAGGTGATCGAGGACCCCACCATCAACGCCCTGTCCGGTGGCTTCGGAAACGTGATGCCCTGGTGGCTGACCGGCGCACGGGAGGACACCGACTTCATCGAGGTCGACTACCTCAACGGCCAGGAAATCCCCACGATCCGCCGTATGGAAACCCCCGGCCAGCTGGGCTTCGTTTGGGACATCTACCTGGACTGGGGCATCAACGTCATGGACCACCGGGGAGCCATCAAGAACCCCGGCGTCACCGTCAACAGCCCCCTGGCCTAACCGGGGAGAAAGGAGAAAGCTATGGCACCGAACGCAACCTACCTCCAGCGGGGAGAGGCGCTGGACTACACCAACACCACGGAGGAAACCATCCCCCACGGCACCATCGTCACCATCGGCACCCGTATCGGCGTGGCCGGCTGCGACATTCCCCCCGGCAAGCTCGGCACCCTCCATGTGGTCGGCGTTTTCAGGATCAAGAAAACCGAAACCGCCGCCATGGCCCAGGGCCAGACCGCCTACTACGACGGCACCGGAATCACCGGCACGTCCAGCGATTCCGCCATCGAGATCGGCTACATCGCAGCCCCCGCCGAGGCTTCGGACGAAACGGTCCTGGTAAAGCTCAATGGCTGATCGCCTGGTGGCTCTGGCCTACATCCAGACCGATATGGGCTTCACCAGGTACAGACCGGGGGACACCCTCCCGGCAGAACACCCGGATGCCACCGCATGGGTGGAGAGCGGAGCCGCCGTCTGGCGTGGCGATGACCACGAACCTCCCATGCGGGTGACGGCGGACAGAGCGGCAGCGGTCCCCGGCCTCCCTGGCCTCGCCGTAGGCGGGGAGGCCACCGGGGATGACCTGGTGGGCAAGGTCCCCATGACAGAGCAAAGGAGGCGAGAGCCATGGAAACCCCAACCTTTAAAGACATCCTGAAGCAGGACGTCAAGCAGGTGTTCCTCAACCCGGACGAATTCGGAGCGCCGCACATGGTAAACGGTAGAGAGATGATAGTCGTCTCGGATGACATTGAGAACATCGAGCGGGAGAAGAAGATGAAGTCCAGCATGGACGGACTTCACGTTCGACAGATATTCTTCTACGTCAGCTCCGAGGACTTTGGGAAATTCCCGGCCATAGGTGATCTCTTGGACCTGGACGGCAGGAAGTACCAAGTGGTGGACGCTACCGATGAATGCGGGATCTATGGCATTACCATAGAGGCCAATCGGAGCCGGAGGTAGCAGCTATGAGAGTCACACAGGACGACGGGCTTCTCCAATTTGAGATCGACCAGGCCACGCTTCAGGTAATTGAGCAAGCCCTCGGTGGCCTGAAAAGCGAAAGCCGGAAGGTCCTGAAGAACGCCGTCAACGCTACCGCAAAACAGGCGAAAGCGGACCTGGCGGAAAAGGCCAAAGGAGCCTACGCCGTCAAGAAAACCCGCTTCACCAAAGCCATGGCCACCAGAAATGCAAGCCTATCCAGACCGGAGGCCACCATCAATGTGACCGGAGAGCAGTTGGAGCTACGGGACTTCAAGGCATCCCCGTCCAGTTACAAGACCGGAAGCGCAAGGCCCAGCGTGGTCAAGGCGAAGGTCCTCCTCTCAAGCTCCCTGAAGCCGCTGGCCACATCGGATACAAAGGCGTTCATCGCCAAATTCCAGAGCGGCCACGTTTCCATCGTTCAGCGCCGGGGCAAGGCCCGGTTCCCGCTGAAGAAGCTCCTCTCCAACAGCATCCCCAAAATGGTGGGGAGCCAGGACAAGGTCTACGGCATCGTGGAGCCGCACATTTACTCCAACCTGATGGAGAATATCTCCAAAGAAATCAACAAGGTGCTGAAGAAATGAACGCAAGAGATCTTCAGGCAGCGGTCGCAGAGGACCTCACAGCCCTGCTGGCCCATGACCACTTCAAGACCCCGGACGGCGAAAAGGCCGCTCCGAAAGCCTACCCGCAGCAACTCCCAAAGCGGGACAGCAACGACGATGAGGACCCATTCCCCTATGTGATCGTCCGCATAGACAGCGGCGGCATCGACTCGCAGACAGACCCGCACAAGGTCGCCCTGCTCCTCCTGATTGGAATTTTTGACGATGACAAGAGCAACCAGGGCCACAACTCCGTGCTGGAGATCATCGAGCGCATCCAGCGCCACTACGAGGAAACGCCGCTGCTGGCAAACCAATTCAAGTTTATCGACCCGTTCCATTGGGCGCTCCAGGACGAAGAAAGCTGGCCCTACTTCTTCGGGGCCTGCAACCTGAGCTTCGAGCTGCCGCCGCCCCGGGTGAAATGGAGTGAACTCACATGAGCAAGAAAACTGTTTACATTGGCCCCACCATCACCGGTGTGGCCACCCGCAACGCCGTCTACGAGGAACTGCCGGAGGCCCTGGCGAAAGCCATCAAGGACAGGCCGTACCTCGGTGGTCTCTGCGTCCCGATCTCCAAGCTGGCCGGGGCCATGGGCCAGATCGACCGGCAACAGGGGGGCTTCTACTCCCTCTACACCAAGGCGCTGGCGGACAGCGCCAAAATCCAGAAAGGAGTGAACTGACCTATGGCATTTCAGCATGGCGTAAGGACGCAGGAACAAGCCACCAGTCTGGTGGCTCCCGTTCTTGGCACCGCTGGCCTTCAGGTGGTATTCGGCACCGCCCCCGTCAATCTGGCGGACGATCCGTACAAGGTGACCAACACCCCCATCATCGCCTATAGCTGGGGCGAGGCCGTGTCCCAGCTCGGCTATAGCGAGGAAAAGAACGAGATCGGCCACTACCTCTACACCCTCTGCGCTTCCATGTACGCCAGCTTCAAGCTGATCGGCGTGGCCCCGGTTATTTTCATCAACGTCCTGGACCCCACCAAGCACAAGAAGAAGAACGACCCCACAGAGGTCACCGTGGAGGACCTGGAGGCAACGGTCCCCATCACCGGCATCCTTCGGGACACTGTGGCAATTTCCTTCTCCAACGAGGAAGGGACCAAGATCGACCTGAAGGAGAACGAGGACTACATCCTCGCCTTCGACGATGACGGCCACCTTTTGGTGACCCTTATCGCCACCGGGGCCGGGGCAGCGGCCACGGCGCTGACCGTGGACTCCACCTCCATCGACCCCACCGCCGTGGACGCAGACGGCGTGATCGGCGTGACCGCCACAGGCGGAGAGAAGGGCATGGAAGTCGTGCGGCAGGTTTACCCCGAGCTGGGTATGACCCCCGGCCTTCTGCTGGCCCCCGGCTGGAGCCACATCCCGGACGTGGGCATTGTTCTCGCCGCCAAGTGCCAGGAAATCAACGGCTACTTCAACTGCGAGGGCTTCGTGGACATCAACAGCACCGAGAGCGGATGCACCCGGTACAGCGACGTCAAGACGGCAAAGGAGGCCGCTGGTTGCACCTCTCCCCGGATTATGGCCCTCTGGCCCTGCATCCAGGTCGGCTCCCGGAAATTCTGGTACTCCGCCATCATGGGAGCGATCACGGCCTACGTCGACGCCAACAACGATGACGTGCCGAGCCTTTCCCCCTCCAACAAGCTCATCGGAATCACCGGGACCGTCCTGGCGGATGCCGTTTACACGGAGAAGGAGGACGGCACCGGCGGTACCTGGGACAAGGAAGTGGTGCTGGATCAGCTTCAGGGCAACGCCGTGAACGGCGTCGGCGTGACCACCGCCATCAACGTCACCGGCTGGCGCACCTGGGGCAACCGGACCGCCGCCTATCCCGCCAACACGGACCCGAAGGATATGTTCTTCTGCTGCCGCCGCTTCTTCAGCTGGTGGGAGAACAGCTTCATCCTGACCTACTTCCAGAAGGTCGATGACCCGGAGAACCGCCGCCTGATCGAGCAGATCGTGGATACGGAAAACATCCGGGGCAACGCCTATGTGGCGGACGGGAAGTGTGCCAGGGCAGAGATCGAATTCATTGCCAATGAGAACCCCCTGACCAACCTGATCGACGGGAAGCTCCGGTTCCACCATTACCTGACGCCCTACCCCCCGGCGGAGGACATTCTGGACGTGTTCGAGTTTGACCCCTACGCCCTACAGACCGCCCTGGGTGGCGAATGATAGGAGGGACAACATATGCCTTTAGTAGGAATCCCGGAAGTCATTAATGACTTCAACCTCTACCTAAGAGGAAACAAGCTCGGAGGCCAGACCGGAGAGGTTGCGCTCCCGGACTTCGAGGCTATCACCGCCACCATTTCTGGCGCTGGCATCCTGGGAGAATTTGAATCCGCCGTGACCGGCCACTTCGGCAGCATGGAGCAGGAAATCCCCTTCCGGTGCATCTGCAAGGACTACTTCGAGCTGATCGACACCACCACAGCGGTGGAACTGACGCTCCGGGGAGCCATCCAGCAGACCGACCCCACCACGCAAGGTGTCAAATACGTCGGTATGCGTGTTGTTTTCCGGGGCCGTTGTAAGAAGATCAAGATCGGCACCGTGAAACAGCGGGAGGGTATGGACAGCGCCATCGCCATCGAACTGACCTACGTCCTGATCGAGATGGATGGCAAGAAGAAGATCGAGTTGGACAAGATCAACCCAAAGTACGTTGTCAACGGTAAGGACCTGCTGGCGCAAATCCGCAAGCTCACCTGATAGGAGGAACGGAACATGGAACAGTACGAGAACAGCACCCCCGTCATTCAGGACCAGCCCCCCGTCCCGGAGGCCCCGGTCCCCGCTCCGGCCCCCGCCGTGGAGAAGGAGCCGGACACCCTGGTCAAGTTTCCCAAGCCCTATGACTTCGAGGGCAAGACCTACACCGAGATCGACCTGGCCGGTCTGGACAACCTGACGGCGGAGGACATGATCGCCGCCGAGAAATTCCTGAACCGGTCCGGCGTTTTCTCCCCCATCCCGGAGGTCAGCGTGGAGTACGTTTGCTTCATCGCCGCCAAGGCGTCCGAACAGCCCGTCGAGTTTTTCAAGCGGATGCCCCCCAAGACCATGACCCGTGTGAAGAACAAGGTGACCGGTTTTTTCTACGGCGAGGAATAAACCCCCGGAGCGACGGTGGACGGCTCCATGAAACCTGCGTCCAGGCTTCCATCGCCCTCCGCTCCAGCCTGGATTATTTCATGAAGATGCCCATCCCCGCCCTAGTCAGAACCCTGGAGATCGCAAGGAAGGAGATGGCGAAGTATGGCAAGCGGAACAGCAAGTAAGGAATACAAGCTGGCCGTAAAAATCGCCGGTTCGATCTCCTCCTCCTTCAACAACTCCATGGGGGAGGCCAGCGGGAAGTTTACCGAACTGGGCAACGCCGCAAAGGCGGCGGCAGCAGTAGCCGCCGCCGCCTGGGGCGCACTCCAGATCGGCCAATTTATCGCAGACGCCACAGACACCTACATCGGATTCGAACAGGCGATGGCCAACACCTCCGCCATCGCCGGGGCCACAGGCGAGGAATACGACGCCCTACGAGAAGCGGCCCTGGAAATGGGAAAAGCCACGTCCAAGACCGCCGCCGAGAGCGCAGACGCCCTCGGATATATGGCCCTGGCCGGGTGGAGCGTGAACGACTCAATAGCAAGCCTGGAGCCTATTCTTCGGCTTTCAGAGGCAACAGGCATGGACCTGGCCCGATGCTCGGACCTGGTCACAGACAGCGTGAGCGCCCTGGGCTTGGAGGTCCAGGACCTCTCCGGCTACCTCGACGTAGCCGCCCAGGCCAACAACAAATCGAACCAGACCGCCGAAATGCTGATGGAAGCCTACATCGGCGTCGGCGGTACCCTGAAGAACCTGAACATTCCCATCCAGCAATCCAGCGCCGCCCTTGGCGTAATGGCGAACCGGGGCATTAAGGGCTCTGAGGCCGGTAATGCCTTGAACGCTGTCCTGGTTAATCTCACCACTGGAACAGGACAAGCCGGAAAGATGATGGAGAAGCTTGGCATATCTGCCTTTGACAGCAGTGGCAACTTCATCGGACTGCAGGAAACCATTCAGGCCGTCTACGAGGCTACAAAGGACATGACGGAGGCGGAGCGGAACGCCGCCATTGCCGCCATCGGCGGGAAGCAGCACGCTGACGCCCTCAATGCCCTCATGGCCGGACTGACCACTACCACAGCCGACGGCGCAACAGAGTGGAACGCTCTCGCAGACGCCCTCTACAATTCGGATGGGGCGATGGCCACAATGGCGGCTACCGTTACGGACACCTGGGAGGGCGCAAAGGCCCGCTTGGACTCCGCCATCGACGACCTGAAGATCAACCTGGTTTCAACCTTCGCCCCTTACGCAAAGAACGCCATCAACGGCGTGGCGGAGTACATCCCCCGCATCACAGAGGGCATCACCACCGCCGCCCAGGCGTTCATCGACAACGCCCTGCCCAAAATCGTCGCTTTCAAAGACCGGGCCGTGGAACTTTTCGGCATGGCCTCGGAGGGCATCGGCAGGGTGGTGAGTGAACACAGCTCCACCTTCGAGAAGCTGGGAGAGCTTGGCTCCAGGCTGGGTGCCATCTTTGCGGACATCCAGGCAAAGGCCCAGCCGGTCCTGGATTACATCTTCAGCACAGGAATCCCCAACGTGGTGGATGGCCTTCTGACCATCGTGGAGAAGCTGGCCGATCTCGGCCTATTCCTTACAGAGCACAAAAAGCTGGTGGTCGCCGTGGTCGCCGCCTATGCGGCCTTCAAGGGGATTACCGCCCTTTCCGACCTTGGGAACAAGATCAGCACAGCAACCAGAACCCTCGAAGCCTTCCAGCAGGTGACGAACGGCACCAGCCTGGTCACCTTCGCCAAAACGGGCCTAACCACACTAAAGACCGGCATCCTTGGCATTGGCGGAGCAATCAAGGGAATAGCCGCAAGCGTGGGTGCCTTCCTGGCGGCGAACCCCATCGTTTTGATTATAGCCGGGATTGTGGCCGTGGTCGCTGCCGTGGTCACCCTTTACAAGAAATGTGAGTGGTTCCGCAATGGCGTCAACGCCATCATCGCCTCCATTGTTGGATTTTTTGAGAACGCAGCTACGAAAATTTCTGTCGTTTTCACTGGCCTTTGGGAGCGCCTCGGCTCCGTTGGTAGCCTCGGTTCCATGTTCACCGGCATCAAGACCATCCTGGAAGATATCATCGGTTTCATCCAAAACATCTTCGCCGGGAATTGGTCTGCAGCTTGGCAGAACATCCTTGGTATCGCCCAGGGTTTCCTCACCACCATGGTCTCTGCGGCGACACTTCCCATGGACCTACTGCTAACCGGAATTCAAAACGGGATCAACGCCGTCGGAGCTTTTCTTCAGGAGAAAATGCCGTTTTTGGGCGCGATTTTCACAGACTGGGCTTCCAGCATTTCAGCAGCCATTGACAACGTCAAGGCGATTTTCAGTAGCATAATCGACTTCATCCAGAACGTCTTCGCTGGAAATTGGTCGGCAGCTTGGCAAAATATCCAGGACATCTTCGGGAATTTGTTCGGGGCAATCGTGAATTTGGCAAAGGCACCCATCAACGGGGTAATTTCCGCTATCAATTTTGTCTTGCAGAAAATCAATGGAATTTCCGTTGAAATCCCAGACTGGGTGCCTGTGGTCGGAGGTCAGACGCTCGGTTTCAACCTTCCCACCATCCCGCAACTTGCAAAAGGCGGCATCGTGGACAACCCCACCATCCTGGAGGCTGGCGAAGCTGGGACAGAGGCCATTATTCCCCTTCCGGAACTGTGGAACCAGATGCAGGGCATCTTCGACAACTCCGTCAGCGGCCTGAGCGACAAGATCGCCTCGCTGGCAGAAACGCTGAACGCAGCCGACATCGGAAACAGGGTGACGCCTCTCTCCGACCTGCTGGGCCGCTTCGGCGGAGGGAACGACGATGAGCCAGACCCGGACGGCGATGGAGGCATCACCATCTACTACCAGCCGGTCTACCACTTCGAGGGCGGAGCGCCCGATCAGGATGACCTGACCAATGCGGAGCATATGTCCCAGGAAGAATTCGAGCGCCGCATGGACCTCTACCTGAAGAACCGCCGCCGCAAAGACTTCTAAGGAGGCTGGCATGGAAAAGACAACCACCACCATCATGGGGGACACTTGGGACACCATCGCCCTGCGGATTTACGGCAACGTCCTGAGAGCGCAAGACCTCATGGAAGCCAGAGAGAACATCCGCCTCCTGGATTACCAGGTGTTCCCCACAGGCATCATCGTGGCCACGCCGGAAGTGGCCGAAAAAGAGGCGGCAGAGGATCTGCCGGAATGGAGGAAGTGACGTGGACCCACGCAGAGCGACCGTCTCGGTCAATTACAACGGCGTGAATGCGGACACCCAAATGGTCCCGGCCTCCTTCAAGTACGTGGACGTGGCCTCCGGGGCCAGCGACAGCGTAAGCCTGGAGGCCAGCGATCCGCAGCGCAAGTGGATCGGGCCGTGGTTCCCCGTGAAGGGGGACAAACTGCAGCCCACCATCCGCACCTTCAACTGGACCAGCGACGGCCAGCAAAGTCAATTCACCTGCGGCCTTTTCCGGGTGGATGACTTCGGCTTCTCAGGGGGGCCACCCATCAGCATGACGCTGGAGGGACTGGCCCTCCCAGCCGATACCGGCTTCAAGGCCACAGAGCGCACGGAAACCTACGAGAAGGTCACCCTTCAGGAGATCGGCCAGACCGTAGCCGGACGGGCCGGAATAGCCCTGTTCTTCGATGCGGAGGACGTGGGCATCGAGAGGGTGGAGCAGAACAACCAGAGCGACTGCGCCTTTTTTAGCGACCTGGTCACCAAGTACGGCCTCTCCCTGAAAATCTACAATGACCGGATGGTGGTCTTTTCGGAGGCCACCTACGAGGCCAAAGAACCAAAGGTCATTCTAACAGAGGCAGACTTCGACCCCGGATGGACCTGGGACACGGCCATGGTCGGCACCTACACCGGCGTCAAGTACGAGTACACCAACAGCGACAAAAACCGGACCTTCACGGTAACAGCCGGAGGCGGGGACCGCATCCTCTCCGTCAACGAACCAGCAGAGAATCTGACAGAGGCCACCGCCATCGCCCTCGCCGCCCTGAACAACGCCAACAGAGGCACCACCACCATGAGCATCACCATGATGGCAAGACCGGGGCTGATTGCTTCGGACTGCGTGGAGCTCAGGGGCCTGGGCAAGCTCTCCGGGAAGTATTACATCGAGAAGATCACCCATGACCTGGGGAGCGGATACAAAATGGCCCTGGACCTTCGCAAAGTGGAGGACCGGTTCACGGACGCCGTCTCCATTTCAAGCACCGTCTCATAGGAGGGCAGCATGGAAAAGCAATACCTGAGAATCGGCAAAATTTCAAGCATCAACTACCCAAAAGGGGCTGCCCGTGTCACCTACGAGGACAAGGACAAAAGCACCACCGCAGAATTCTCCTTCCTGGCCTGGGAGTATTGGATGCCCAAAGAAGGGGATCAGGTGGTGGTGGCCCACCTTTCCAACGGCACCAGCAGCGCCATCATTCTCGGCCCGGTCTGGCACAATGACCATCGGCCTCCGGAGGGATTCGAGGGCCTATACCGAAAGGACTTCAACCGGGAATACGGAAAGGCATACGGACGCTATGACCACAACACAGGCATCTTCAAGCTCCACATCGGAGCCGTGACCGTGACCATCGACGCCAAAGGCTCCGTGACCATCGACGCAGCCACCGTAACGATCAACGCCAAAGACACCAACATCAACGGGAACCTGACCGTCCAGGGCGGCGTCGTGAATCTGAACTAAGGAGAACAATATGCCAGCAGCTACAAGACGGGACGACCCTTGCACCGGACACGATGACTGCCCACCGGTGCCGTTGGTGGAGTGCAGCCCTAACGTTTTCATAAACGGCAAAGGAGCCGGACGCCTGGGGGACCACTACTCCACCCATGGCTGCGTGGTCCACCCCGGCCACCAGGACAGCATATCGGGAGGCAGCTCCACCGTGTTCATCAACGGAATCCCCGCCGCCAGGATTGGCGACCCCGTCACTCTGGCAGGGAGCGTCCAAGGCGGCAGCGGGGACGTATTCATCGGAGGATAGGAGGGATAGCCGTGGCAATCGGATGCTGGGGAACGACCCTGATCTTCAGCACAAGTGACCGGCGGGTGCTGACCTTCAATGACCTGAACCACACCGTCGGCTCCGAGTGGGCCACACACAAGCGCATCGGCCTGAAGGACAAGGTCGAGTACCTACGGCCAACCCTTCAGAAGCTGACCTTCACCGTAATGCTGGATGCCACCCTCGGCGTGAGGCCCAGGGCCACCATGGACATGATCGAGAGCCACACGGAGCGGGGAAGCATTTACCCCATGGTGGTGGGCGGCAAGCGGATCGGGAAGCACCGCTGGCGGATCACCAGCAGCAGTGAGGCGTGGGAGGTGGTCATGGACCGGGGCGAAGTGGTCCGGGCCAAGGTCAACCTCACTATGGAAGAATACGTGTAAGGAGGGCGGACCGTGGACCTTTCAGACATTGAAATCTCCTTCGAGTACGGCGGGGACGATGAAGCGCAGCGCCGGGAGATCATCCGCAACGTGCAGACGATCATGGCAACCCCGCTCGGTACCTGCCCCCTTTACCGGGACTTCGGCCTCAATACCGCATATTTGGACTACCCCCTCAACATAGCGCAAAACTTGATGGCTGTGGAAGTGATCGAGGCCATAGAGCGGTGGGAGCCACGGGTGCAAGTGAAGGAGGTCACGTTCACCCCGGACCCGGAGGGCAAACTACAGACAAAGGTGGTGATCGCCGGTGGATAACCTTCTCAAATCGGTTTTTGATCTCCCAGACGTTTCCTTCATTGACGGGGACAGCCTGGATGCAATGATGCAGCGCCTGATCAGCAACTACGAGAAAAAATACAAAGAGGTGACAGGAACAACCATCAGCCTCGGAGCGGCGGACCCCATGCGAGTGGCCCTCTATGCGGTGGCGCTGGACCTTTACCAGACAGAGCAGTATGTGGACAGGGCTGGGAAGCAAGACCTCCTGAAATACAGCTACGGGGAGTTTTTGGACAACCTGGCCGGGAACCGCGGTATCACCCGAAAACAGCCGACGGCGGCAAGGGCAACCATCCGCTTTACCTTTTCGGAGCCGAGAGACTACGCCCTCAGTATTCCGGCGGGTACCAGGATTACCAACTGCGACGGCGTTTATTTCATGACGGAAGCATACACAGAGGCCCCGGCGGGAGCCAAGTATGTGGACGTTGATGCCGTTTGTACGAAGGTCGGCATTAAGGGAAACAATTTCCTCAAGGGCCAGATTAACATGCTTGTGGACCCGCTCCCCTACGTTGAAAGCGTAGAGAACATCACGGACACCGCCGGAGGCACCGACCTGGAGGACGATACCAGCCTCGCAGAGCGTACCTATTTAGCGCCGTCCGGCTACAGCACAGCGGGGCCGCAGGACGCTTACACATACTGGGCCAGGACCTACAACACGGACATCGGCTCGGTGCGCCCCGTTTCCGATCAAACAGCGGGAAAGGTGGAGGTTTACATTCTGATGCAGGACGGCACCCTGCCAGGGAAAAAAGTCATTGAGGGCTTGCAGGAGTTTCTAAGGGACAACGAGGTCCGCCCCATGACCGACTTTGTAACGGTTCTGCCGCCCACGGTTAAGACCTATGACCTGGAGCTTACCTACTACATAGGCCGCTCCAATAAGGCCCAGGCCACCGCTATACAAGACCGGGTAAATGAGGCCATAGGTGCCTTTAACATGTGGCAGACCACGGAAATAGGCCGGGACATTAACCCGGCGGAGCTTGTCCGGCGAATCCGGGAGGCTGGGGCCAAAAGGCCCATCATAACAAGCCCCGAGTTTGCCATCATAGGCGATACGGAGGTGGCGCAGTTAGGGACCCTCAAGGTTGCATACGGGGGGCTGGAAGATGATTAACCTCTATGACGGCCAGATTACCGACCTCCTGCAGAACAGTCTAAAACACAACCCTGAAACGCAAGCCATAGCCTACGCTGTCCTGCAGGAAAAGAGGCGGCTTATTGATCTTGTAGAGCGGACCCGCCTAATGTCAGTCGTTGACAGTTTGGAGGAAAGAATCCTTGACTATTTGGCCGTAGAACTGCGGACCCCGGCCTATGAGAGCAGTTTACCCCTTGCCACAAAGCGGCCCCTGATAAAAGGGACCCTGCCCTTTTACGCCAAGCTGGGGACCCCGGCGGCGGTCAATTGGCTCATTCAAACTATATTCGGGGCTGGACACATAGAGGAATGGTTTGACTATGACGGGGAACCGCACCATTTCCGGGTATATGTAGGCGAAACTGGGCAGGTAAGCCTGGAAAACCTGTCGGAGTTCCAACAACTATTAAACAGCGTTAAACGCCTTTCCAGTTGGCTGGATGTGATTCTCGTAACAAAGCGCCCAATAAATTCTATTTTGCACATTGGCGGGGCGTTCGGAGCCACGCAGACGCTGCCCGTGCCGGAGGCCCCGGACGGGATGAAGTGGAAGGGCGAGATCCGGTTCGGAGGGGCGGCGGCGATGCTGTCCGTGATGCCGGTGCCGGAGCGGAATGAGAAAGGAGGAATTTGATTGGATTACGGCTACAAACTCACTACCCACGGCAGGGCCGTCCTGGCGGCGTGCCTGGACCTGGGGAAGCCCCTGAAGCTCACTCGGGCGGCGGTGGGCAGCGGGCTCATCGACAAGGACGAGGATCTGGCGA